GACTGCAATCTTCATTTCTTTTCTACCTGTGGTTTTCTAGAAATGCTTTGAAATGCTGGCTGTTGCGGCTCTTTATAACCACAACTTAAACCGTGTTTATTTGCTTCATGCAAACCAGAATATGCCCAATTACAAAGCGTGCATACATAATATGGTGAATTACCAAGCGCATCTAGTTTACGTTCAATCATTCTTTTTCCTTAATTAAAATATCTACACCTGCATTTATTGCGTAGCGTTTGGTTGAGTGCAAATCCACCACCTGGTCATCATCTTCATAGACGATACCGTTCATGCCATCCATGAAAGATTTCACAACATTGTCCAGGTCTGGTTTCTTGCATGGCCTCTCCAAGCCACTTAAACAGGCCTCAGTGCGCTTTTTAGAGTAAGACTGTGGCACAGGTAGCCTGACGTAAATAAAAGCCTCTAGCGCCGTTTTAAACGGTTCGCTGCTGCCCATTGCTTGCAAGGCGTAAAAACGAATCTGATCTTCATAGCTGGCTGTGGCTGCATCGGTGTAGGTTTTAACAAAGTTTCCCCGTCTGGCAAAGCGTGGTCGCCCCTTCCCGCGAGGTTGGCCTGGCACTTCAAAGCAAATTTGCATCATTTCAATGCCCTAATTTTGGTGTGAATCATTACTGTGATGCCGGGAAAATCCTGTTCCAATTCTTGAAACCGTTGCACCAAGTAATCCCGTCTGCCCTGTTTCTGGGCCTGGTCGCCACCAGCTAACGCCATCTGTGCATACGTCTGGGTCAATGTCTCCAACCAGGCCAAGTGCGGTTGTAATGTCAGCGTAGGTGTGATTGTGTCCATCTCGCACTTCGTCTAGCAGTTTGTGGGCGTAAAAATAATTCATGTTGGATTAAAAGAATCAAAAACTTCTCGGTAATCAAAATTCTGTTTGAAACATTGTTCAATTGTTGTCATGGAATCACTGCGCCCAATTACTTCGCCGTTATAGGTAAAAACTTTGTCTGGGCTTTGTATTTTGTTTTGTGAAAAAAGCCTACCATATTCAGTTACTCGCCACATTCCTGAGTGTTTTAATTCTTCCTTTTTATTTGTATCGTTGCGTTCCACCATATCCCACCAGCGCAGGGTTGGCAATTGATTTGATCTTAATACCCAGGTTGGCGCAGTGTTTGGCACATCAACCCATTCTGTTCCTTTTGATGCAAGCCAAATCAATGAGCGTGCCATTGTGCTGTTAATGCCCCTAGGATAAATCTTGCCCCATCGGTCACATACGGGGCAATGTCCACCATCGTTTTTGATAGTGTCATCCCATTCTGATTTTAATATCGCCAATTCGATGCCGTAATTTTGATTTTTCACCACGGCTCCTTGTTGTACCAAGTGCTGACGGGCGGCAGGCCAGGACTGTCCTTGTCTGCCAGATATTGCTGGTAGGTTTTGGTGTTGCCAACCTTTGGCTGCTGCCACTGGTGATGGCTGCATTTCGGTAGCTGCCCATCAATCCGCACGCTCCAGCGGCTATTGCAACCGTCTACGCTGCAAAGCAAATCTGATTTGCCACCATCCAGCGGCTCTTTCACTGGCATCAATTGATTCTTAAAAGTCATGATTTACCCCGATTGTCGTACTGTCCTTCAACCACTTTGAGAAAGTTGGTGGGTTGAATCAACCAATCGAAATTGCTTTTCCACTGCCGCCCAGCCGTTCTGCCACACAAAAAATCAGATTTGTGAACCTTGCTAAAAATGTCTTGAAAAATCTTTAGGCCATCCTCGGCAGTCTCCAAGTGGTCTTCCGCATCCACTTCACGCCAACGGCTGACCAGGTGCTTTTTGCGCTTGTCGTTCAACATCATCACTCTAGGCAATGTTGGACATTCTTGGTGGTACAGCGCCAGCAGCTTGTCTGTAGGACAGGCAATGCGGCTCGGCATCGGGTCTAAACCATCGGTTTTGACAAGTATGGTATCTATTGGCTTATGGGTTATGTGTAATGTGTTATGTGTAGCATTGCCTTTGGATTGCGTTCGCAATGCGTCCGCATCCCAACGGGCTCTTGCACTCTCAGACGCCTTTCGGCTCTTGTCGCCAGCTTTAGCAATTTCTCGTTGTACACGATCTGAAACCCATCCTGTTTCTGTGCAAATAAAAAACTCTTGCAATACGATGGCAATGCTTTCGCAATGCGTTCGCATCCGAATGTTTCGGGCAACTTCGTTAATTTCTTTGGGAATTGGCTTTTCGTGAAGATAAATCCAATCAAGCATACGCCTGTACGCTAAATCTTCAATCTCAGAAAGATGCCCTGTGTGTGACTGATAGTCACCAATGTTGAACTGGTAATAGTGCAATTTTGACCTTACTTCATTGGCCTGCTTCACAAAAAGGAGAACATCGGCAGAAGGGTGAAGAATCCTCTTTTCCCCCGCTAAGGGTAGCCGCTGTTCAAAATTATAGCTTACCAAACCACTCAGGCCTGCTAGCCTGTAGCTGCGCCAGCCTTGCGTTTGGCATTTTGCGCCATTGCGCTACAGCAGGAGGTGTCACGCCCAGCAGACGGGCCAGGGCTGACTTGCTGCCTGCTTTCTGGATAGCCGTTGCCAAGGTTGCATCGTGCGCTTTTTTCAATTGTTCAAGGGTTTGCATCCGCGCATTTTATACCTTTTCCTTAACATCTTATATACATTAAAGTTGTGTTTTTTGCGTTTTATATAACAATTCTATATAAAAATATCTTAAAAAAAGGCTTGTGACGTTAAGAAAACGCTTATAATTACATCAATCCCCAACGCATCGTAAGGGGTATTTTTAGGAAACATCATGACAACATTTCAAAAAGCATTAGACAAATTGCCCGATGGCACAGGCTTTGATGCCTACAGTCATAAGACAGTGGAAGACCTCTGCTGGATATGCCTACATGAACTTGATCTACACGCAGAAGGCGAACATTTTGTGCCGATAACACTTCGTAAAAAGTACCTGGCCTTTAACAAAAAATTTGGCTTTTACGTCAATGAAGCACAAGAAATGTTTAACGCTGGCAAAAGCGTAACCCAAGCAGACTGCTACATCTAATCACAACGGGGCTTCGGCCCCAGAAAGAAACATCATGGCACATCTCATCGAAAACAACGAAATCACCGGCAAGGCAGAAATTGCCTATGTCAACAAAAAGCCTTGGCATGGCCTGGGGCAGCAGCTTACCGCTGACGCACCCATTGAGGTATGGCGCAAAGAGGCGGGGCTAAATTGGGAGGCGCAAACTTCTCCGGTGTTGTTCCAGCACAATGGCGACACTAAGCTGGTTAAAAACCAACACGTCATCTACCGCAATGACACTGGCACTGCCTTGGGAATTGTGTCCCATCGCTACAAGGTGCATCAACCAAGTGATGTGCTGGACTTTTTTAACACGCTAGTGCAGTCTGCTGGCTTTACCTTAGAAGTCGCTGGCGCAATCAAAGGCGGCAAGCGCATCTGGGCACTGGCAAACGTCAACAAAGAGTCAGTCGTACTGCATGACGATGCCGTTAAGGGCTATTTGCTGCTCAGTACATCATTTGACGGCACTACGGCAACTGTAGGGCAGTTCACCAGCATCAGAGTTGTTTGTAACAACACGCTATCGGCGGCTGATACAGAGACTGCGCCTAGCCGGGTCATGCTTACACATGGCACTGACTTTGATGCCAGCATCATGCGTGACCGTTTAGGGCTAATTGTTGGCGGCTTTGACGGCATGATGGACAAGTACCGGGCTTTTGCCAAGGCTGATGTGTCTAGCCAATACGCCAAGAATTTCATCAACCAACTATTCCCAGCCATGCTAGACCCTGAGACACAAACGCTAAAAGAGTCACGGGGCTACAAACGGGTTTTGCAATTGTTTGATGGTGCTGGCCTTGGCGCATCAGAGCAGGGCGTCTACGGCACTCGCTGGGGCTTGCTTAATGCCGTTACTCAGTACATCGACCATGAGCGTGGACACAATGTAGATACCCGCATGAATAACGCTTGGTTTGGCAATGGCAACCGCATGAAGTCGGAAGCCGAGTCTCTTTTACTTGCTTAAACATTACGGGGCTACGGCCCCATAAAGGATGCATTATGGAAGACTATGACGAAGACGTAGCGGCTTATATGTCTAACGACAGCGAGCCTTGCGACACAGATATTTGCCCAGCTTGCGAAGGCAGCGGCGAAGGCGAGTTTGATGGTGCCGTGTGTCATACCTGTCGTGGCAGAGGTGAGGCATGAATTGGCTGGCGGCTGGGCTAGTCGCTTTAGTAATGTCAGCAGCTTACTTGCTGGATGGCCCATCTGAGCATGAGGCACGGGTAGATACGGTAGAGGAAAAAATCCAGCGGCTCTGTGGAGAAAACGCAGGCTGGAAAATGTTAGACGATAAATCAATACAGTGCTTTACGCATCGTGGGCACAAAACCAAAAAGGTGCAATTATGAAAATTGACGCAACCATTGAAGAAATAAACAAAATTGCTAATCGTGCCTATGCCGGGGCTAATCCTGCTGACAGGTTGGCATTTGAGAATGGAATGTTGATAAGTGCTTTACGGGAAATGTCCTGCTTGCTGGATAACGCTAAAGATCATTGCAAGCAGTTGGAAATTGAATTAATGCATAAGGACAACACATGACAAGCATATTGATTCACAGGGTTAAAACTTTGATAATAAAAGAGCCATCTAGTTTAGACGGCGCTGTTGCAGTGTTTTGGACACGCAAAATATTTGTGACTGACACAGACGGTCATAAAACAGAGATTACTTTGTTTGCCGACAACGAAGAATCATTAGAAATAAAGGAATTGACATGAACAATTTACAAGATTTAAGGAAACCATTTCCCGATCATCAAATTAGCTATTTGCCAAAAGGCGGTACAAAATTAGCATACGTAGGCCATGCAGCTTTGACTGACCGACTGTTGGACGTTGACCCTGGCTGGACATGGGAGCCGCTGGCAATGAGTCCTCACGGCTTGCCTGTGATGGACGATTTGGGCGGTATGTGGATACGTTTGACAGTGTGCGGTGTTACCAGGCTTGGCTACGGGCACGCTGGCAACAAGCAAGGCGGTGACGCCATCAAAGAAATCATTGGTGATGCCCTGCGAAATGCAGCTATGCGATTTGGCGCTGCATTAGAGTTGTGGCATAAGGGCGATTTGCATCTGGATGCAGCAGACGATAGCAATCCACTAGACATTACTGATCATTTATTGGCAATTGAGGGCAGCGGCAACAGCGAACAATTAGCAACGCTTTACAAAGATGCGTTGGCTGCTTGTGAAGGAAACCAGGTGCTGCAAACCAAAGTTATTGCAGCAAAAAAAGCCAGAATTGACAAAGCTAAACAGGAACAAATAAATAAACAAAACTAAGCGAGGCATGGTTCGGCTAGGCAGGGCTGGGCAAGGCGCGGCAGGGCTCGGCAAGGCGCGGTTGGGCAAGGCGCGGCCTAGCGGGGCCGGGCTAGGCAAGGCAAGGCAAGGTAAGCTGTTTACAGCCGATTGACTATTGACAACAGTAGTTTTTCGGGTGGCAACACCAAAGGCGCGGCGCGGCTTGGCCAGGAAAGGCGCGGCGAGGCGGGGCGTGGTTGGGCACGGCGATGCTGGGCGCGGTCGGGCAAAGCAAGGCAAGGCATTTTTTAACTTTTTACAGGACAATATATGACAACAGCAAACACAAGCGATACAAGACTTAACATCATTAAAAGGTCAATATCAATCCGTGGCGTAACGCCGCTAATGTTCGACCGCTATGCGGGAGACAATCAAACTAAACTCGAATGGTCGCAAAAAATTTACCTCCGTCCCGGCACTTCAAACCTGTGCCTTCCGACATTAAACCTGGTTTCATTCTTCACCGCGCACAACACGAACTCCGCGCCCAAGAGGTTACGCGACAAGAGAATTTACAAAGGGATTTGCAACGCCATTTTGAGTTTCGTGCAAATAACCGGCGTTGACAATAACGCTGAAAATATTTTGATACAACGGGACGGTAAGCCAATTACTGTTGGCACATTTACCGACAGATTGGATGTAGAAAGCGGTTTATTTTTGCATCGTGCAGTAGCTAGGCTGGACAAAGGTATTCCCAATCCCAAAGAGCGTCCCGTACTGCCATTGCCTTGGGAATTAAATTTTGAAATGACGATCTATCCCAACAAAGAAATAAAAGAGCAGGAAATTAAAAACTTGTTGGCAGAAGGCGGCATGGCAATTGGCCTTGGTACTTTTCGAGGAGTTTTTGGCAAGTTTGAAATTACAAGGTGGGAATAATGGATCAAGGCACTGACGAATGGTTTGCCGCCAGGCTGGGCAAAGTAACAGCAAGCAGGGCAGCAGATGTAATGACCAAGAAAGGCAGCGCAGCCAGGGCTAATCTGTCTGCCCAATTGGTTCTGGAGCGCCTGACAAACACCAAAGGCGAATCGTTTAGCAGCGCAGCAATGCAATGGGGCGTAGATCAAGAGCCGTTTGCACGGGCAGCGTATGAGGCTCACAGCGGCGTTTGGGTTGACACTGTAGGTTTTGTGCAGCATCCGACAATTGAACGTGCTGGGGCGTCCCCTGATGGCTTGGTGGGGCATGATGGTCTGGTGGAAATTAAGTGCCCTAACACCGCCACCATGATTGACACGTTGTTGACGGGCAAAGTTCCTGGCAATTACGCTACGCAAATGCAAATGCAAATGGCTTGTACTGGACGGGCCTGGTGCGATTATGCGGTGTTTGACTCTCGGATGCCTGTTAAAGCGCAGTTGTTTGTTAAGCGAGTGCAGCGTGATCAAAAATACATTGATGATTTAAACAAAGAAATCATTGCGTTTTTGGCAGAGGTAGAAATCAGTTATCAATTTTTAATCAATTTCATTGAAAGCAAATAATGTCATCAGTCATAAAAGAACTTAGCACCATTGTGGGCACATACACCAACAGCAAAGGCGAGAAAAAGAATCGCTATCAACGTGTCGGCAGCATTATCCAGACCCAGCGGGGCGAGATGGTAAAAATTGATGTTATCCCGTTAAAAGAAGGCGGCTGGGATGGCTGGGCATACATCAATGACCCCAAGCCAAAGGATGGTTATCAAGGGTTGCCCAAAGACGAAGACGATTTAGCATTTTGAGGTGCGACATGGATGATGATGAAGATTACGAATTAGCCAATCTTATGTACTTGATTGCTAAGATAATTCTGGCATTGTTTGCCGTGACAGGCATTGCTGGCCTAGCAGGATTTGTTTGGGGGATGCTATGAACTTTGAAGAAGACGAATTTAAACGCATTGAGGCCGAGGCTTTGCGTTTGTGGGCAGCGCAAACTGACGATGGCTTACGCTATCAGAGCAAGGGGGAACACATAAGCCGCTTACTACACGCTGCCGCCCGTAAAGCAAGGATTGAATGCTGGCTGCTGCCACAGAAAAAATGGATACCTGCCATTGCCGTTCGGGTTGCCGATGGGTTGCACATTGACTACCGCATCCACCCCAATGACGAACACTTGCAGTATGGCCCGATTAGCACGGCGTTGCGGGAGATAGCTGAGAACGATTCTTGGCGTTCGGGCTGGGAGCGGTATCTTGCCCATGCCGCTGCGAATGAGTTTACTGAACACTTTGATTGCAGGCAGGGAGAGCCTGACTACCCTTTGTACTATCTATTTCTAGCCGAGTTTCTGGCCGATTTTGGTTTATAGGAGCAATCATGAGCATTAACAGAAAGCGCGGCAGCATAGCCTTGGCAAGACAGCTTTGTTATGAAATCGCAGGGGCAACCAGCGAAGATGACAATATAAGCGGAAGCGATTACGGCAGCGTTGATGTTGCCGAGATTTTGTCAGCAGAAATTGAACGGTTGCGCGAAGTCTTGGCACAGCTAGAGCAAGAGCCGGTGGCAAAAGTTGTAAGCACAGCGCCTGACCGAATTTGGCTTGATCTTGGTTTTGACCCGCAAGACGAAACTGAGGTTTTGTTTGGCGAATTGAATGATGTGACATGGAGTCAAGATAACGCAAGCGGCTATGGCATTGAGTATGTTCGCGCTACCCCAACCGCAGCACAGCCAGAGCCAACCCCGTGGCGAGAAATGGTAGTAGTTAGCCTAGCCCGAGAAGGCATCGACAAGCACAAAGCGCGGGAACTTGCTGATCACTTTGCAGCACAGCCAGCGCAGGAGCCAGTAGCGTGGGCGGTGCAGGCTTGCTCAAAGATGTGGCGTGGGGAGTTTGCGGAGATTGACGCCAAGGCAGAGGCCAAACGTATCGGCGGCACTTGCGTTGCTTACGCTTTGTACACCGCACCAACACAGCGCCAGTGGCAAAGTCTGACGGACGACGATTGGGAAAAAGTAGCAAACAGAAAAGACACAGTGCTTGACACATTTGAGCAAGGCGCAACGTGGGCGGCATACAAACTAGAAAGGCGCAACACATGACTGACCAACAGCAATTTGATGCCTTGGTGCAATCTTTTCTTGCACCGTCAAAACAACTATTAACATCTGAGCAAAATGCTTTGGCAGACATTGCTAAATTGATTTGGCCTTTTCCTACTCAGTTGCCGCCAGCAAAACCAAGCAAACCAATTCCGTTTAACCCAGAAAACTTTGAGGACGCACCGTTTTAAATTATGACTATTACAGTATTGTCTAAACGCATACGTGACGCTTTGGCGCAATCACCAGACGGTTTGACCCCCCGTGAAATTGCAGTAATGCTAGATGTTGATGTATCACAAATCAATCGCTCGTTGGCGCTGATGCCTGATGTTTATATTGATCGCTGGACTGTTTGCAAAAACAAGTACACATCTGTGCATTGCCTAGCTTTTATTCCAGATGATTGTCCACATCCATGACGCCTACCTTTGCAACCTGGGACAGAGCCGTACTGGACAAGTTTGCGCTTGAGGCTTACCTGAGGATGCGAAAGCAGCAAGATCAGCTTGAGCAATTGCGTAATGACCTAAAGGATGCGATTGAGGCGTACCCGGCGGTTATACGAAAGGCCGAGTTCCCTGACGGTCAATAATTAGAGCCTGACGCCGGGGCTTGTCGCTGATGCTGATGTGCGTCCAGGCGTCATACTCGCGGATGATCTGGTCAAATGGTAAGTGCAGCAATGCCCTCACAACAGCGTCTGGAGCCATCCCAGGCACTCGGAAATCACAAGCTAACCCTAGCCTATGGCTTGAGGTATCTTTGCTGCCTACAGCATCATTCACGGCTTTGGAGCGGAAGGCGCTGTTAATCATTATTGGCTTACCGCCTAGCGTGGTTTTCACTGTCTCCAGAAACTCTGCCAACCGCTTGAGGTTTGCCAATTCGCCAGCGTTGGGCTTGTTGTCCAGCAGTCTGTGTTCGGTGTGCGTTAACTCGGCAAGGCTGAAATGCGGAGTCACTTGGATGCTACGCCCTGGGTCTTCTCAAACGTCCTCAGACCGCCCAGGCCCAGCATCCCCATCATCAACTGCCAAAGATTGTCATCAAGGCCGGGGAAGGCCAAAGCAGGCATAAAGGCAATCATCAAGGGCCGCGCCAAGTACTGGTAGCCCATTGCCAAAGCGCAGACCCAGCCAATCGCTGGGCGCCAGCCCGACACAAACACAGACGGGTTGCTGGCCTCTGCCTTGTTGATTTCAGTTTGGGCAGTCATTGCCGCCAGTTCGCCCGACTGTTGCAGCTTGAGCAACTCCAGCCGTGCCGCATCCTGGGCAGCAGGGTCAGGAATCAGCTTGTCAATCAGTTTGCCGCCGATACCAAGGATAGCGTCTAGTCCAATCATTTTGGTTCTTCCTCATCATGTGATAGTTTGACGCCAGCAAGCAATCCAATAAACCCGCCGACAATGGTCTGAAACGCTGGAGAGATAAGTTTGAAAATTTCCGAGTTGTCCACTTTGTCGTCAAACAAACCGATCATTAGCACAGCTACCATACCAACAACAACAACGCATAACGTCAGGCTGACCATCAGAGTCACGGCGAAGGTAAGTTTTGCTTTCATTTTTCTTTGCGGTTAAATATCTCAAACAACGATTTAACTTTTTCTTCCAACACGGCAATCTTGATATCCATCTTCGCCAGCACAATGATCAATCCAATCAGCGCCAGCAGCATGGGCCAACCTTTTGCCAGTGCTTCTAGAAATTCCATGATTAGCGGAATGTGAGGCTTGCATAAACGATAGCCGACATTGAGACGATAAGCACCCCGGCGGTCTTCATAATCACGCCCTCAAGTCGTTTTAATCGTGCATTTATCTGCGCGTATCTCTCAGCGCAGACCGCTTCATGGGCTGAGAATTGTGCTTCAAGGTTCATCTTTTGCTTTCGGTACTTGCGCTTCTGCTTGCTCTTTAATCTTGACGATCAGCGGCCAGCATCCGCTGCTTGATGGCAACTGCCCCAGCGTCTGGAGGACAAAGTTGATTTCGTTTACGTCGAGGTCGAGGGTCATGCTTGGCTCCACGGAGTTCCTTGGGCGGTTACGGGGTTCTTCTGCAATGCAATCTGCTGGGCCAGTGCTGCTTCAGTCGCGTCCTTGTCCACGCCTGCTGCGTAGCACCATGCCAGCACCTCATCCATTGTCACATCAGCGTAAGGGATGGTGGGTGTGCCTGCTTGCCATGAGCAGGTTGACCAGATAGAGGCCGTGTAGCCATCGTCTACTGCTGTGGCAGTCCAGTGGGCGGTGGTGATGAAACCATTTGCGGTTTGGTAGTCGGTTTGGGTGATTGTCCAAGTGATCATGGTGTCTCCAGTGCAGTGATACGGGCGGTGAGTTGGGTGATGAGGGCTTGTTGCTCTTGGATGGCTTTGACCAAATGCGGAATGATCCCGCCTGTCATGCCACCAGTAAGACCTTTACGGACTTCTTCACCTTCGTTAGACATATTGTCAACGACAAACTCAGGAAATACTACTTCAACATCTTGAGCAATAAAACCAGAGTTAACGTGTTCGCCAGATTTAATCCAATCAAATGCAACAGGTTTAAGAGCAGAAATCTTGTCAAGCGAACCAGACATCGGTTGAATGTTGGTCTTTTCACGGGCATCAGATAGTGTCGCAAATTGCACGTTGCTTGCACCGTTCCCAACAATGCCGCCCATAGGCGTAGTAGAAACGCCTCCTGCAAAAAATTGAACAAATCTAGCGGTACTAGATGTGGTCGTCATTGCTTTTGAAAGCCCCAAAACTGGAGAGTTATCTCCTGAGGATGCTTCTGCATTAAAAAAACCAACTACAGAAGCGCCACCATTCGTTTGTTTACCTTGAACTGCAAAACCACCCTCTGAATTTCCGTTGATAATGGTGCTAACTGTAGATATAACCCCCACCAGCAAGTCACCGCTGGAGGTGATACGGGCGCGTTCTGGTGTACCATCGCCTGCGCTTGTTTGCGTGTAAAAGCCTAAAGCACCGCCATTACTAATAGCTTTATCTTGAATGCCACCAATTGCAGCCGCATAAGTATTTCCAGTACTGCCACCCGCAGTATTTTGTAATGCAAAGCCCAATCTGATTTTATCTCCAACTACTGCAGTTCCAGACGTTGGTCCAATAACCACTGCATCAGAATTCTGAGTAGTGCCTGTTGATACATCTAATTTTAAGCGAGGGCTTGCAGTCCCAATACCTACATTACCCGTCACGCCGAGGGTTTGGGGTATGGTTACTGCACCTGTTGCACTAGCTATAGATAAGAATGGAGTGGTATTTCCCCTAATTGAAAATAATCCAGTCGTTGCTGTATTAATCAAATCCCAAGTGTAAACACCTGTTTGCGTTAATTCGAGTACTGGAGAAGTTCCAGATGCCTTAGTGCTAAAAAATCCTCCTCCTGTAGCTGAGATATTTCCCGTTGCACTCAGCGTCCCGGTGATTGCTAGGCCGGAGGTGGTAAATCGTGAGACTTCTGCGCCAAGAACGGCGACTGACATTGCTCCGTTTGTTGAGCGATACAAGCCAGTGCCTGTTTCGTTTGTGAAACTAAAAGTAGGAGTAGCGACTACGCCATCTGAGGTACGAATTGTTGTTGTCGCACTCAGCGTCCCGGTGACTGCTAGGCCGGTGGAGGAGACTGAGGTAGTTGCAGTGCTTGCCCCACCTGAATAAGTCCTGACAGGCCCATTTGCGCCTACTATATTAAGACCCCCGCCGCGACCTGAAACTAGAGTTCCCGCCGAGGCTATATTGGGTGGGCTGTCTGGGTTGACGGGAGCAGTGTTGTATGTAGTGCTAGTTTGCACAAGACGAATTCCTTGTGATTCGTCTGCCCGAACCTCTATTGACATACCGTTTGCGGCTCCTGCCGTGGTATTTACCGCTAAATTGGTGGGAACCCCTGTGCCCGGAATAGTTATAGTGATAATGCCGCTAGTATTTACAGTAGTAAACACACCCGTACTCGCAGTCGTAGCGCCGACAGTCATGCCGTTGATTGTCCCTCCGGTCAGCGTTGCACCGCTTGAGACAAGCGTGTTGAGCGTAGCCGTGGACGATGCGGTGAGGGTTGTAAACGCACCAGCCAGCGGAGTCGTTGTGCCAATCACCACGTTGTTGATTTGATTGCCGCCGCCTGATACTGTGCCGCCAAGGGTAAAAGCTGGCATGGTTCCCACGCTGGATGGGCTGCCGAGTGCCGGTGTAACTAATGTCGGAGAAGTTGCAAATACAACCACGCCTGTGCCGGTTTCGTCAGTTAAAGCACTAGCAAGATTGGCAGAGGTAAATGAGCCTAATAATGTTGCATTGCCTACACTGGTGACTGCTCCTGTGAGGTTGGCGTTTGTCGTTACATTGCTAGAGGTAAAGGATGTGGCTGTGCCGGTGATGTTTGTACCCACCAATGCAGATGGTGTACCAAGGTCAGGCGTCACCAGCGTAGGCGAAGTACTAAACACCAAGTTGGTTGAGGTCGTGCCTGTTGCGCCTGACGCCGTGTAACCTGTGATGTTGTTAAACGATGCTATGCCTGCGCTTGTTGCGTTTGTGCCGCCCAAGGCTACTGTGACAGGTGCAGTAAGACTAAACGCTGTGCCGGTTAGCGTCAGGCCAGTGCTGGCGGTGTAGCTGCCTGCGCCTGCAAACTGCACAAATGTGATTGCCGTAGTGCCCAGCGTGCCACCAGCGTTTGACGTACAGACCCAGCCCGTATCAGCGTATAGCGTGCCTTGTTCTATAAAGGTAAATGCGCCTGGCACTTCCAGCCAAACATTCATGTCGGCTGATCTAGCCCAGGCTCCAGCGGCTACAACGTAGATGCCGTTTTCTGCTGGCGCTGTTTGGTCTTTGACTAGGCACCTGTCTGCTGCAATCAAAGCCACGCCGTCAATTGTTTGCGTGCCAGATAGCGTGATGTTGGCGGTGGTTGCAGCTACGCAAGAGGCTTTCGGGTCTAGTCCTTGCGCTACGGTATCGACATAATCCTTGTTTGCAATGTCTGTTGAGGCCGATGGCGTTGTTGAAATGGTGCCTGCCGTGACAGACAGATTGGCAATCGTGCCGAGACTTGTAAGTGATGAGCCGGTAACGCCTGCCGCCAGTGTGCTGCCTGTTAGTGTGCCTGCCGGTGCAATGACTGCTGCTGTGGTGATGCTGGTCGTCAAACCTTTGGCGTTGATTGTCACCACTGGAATGGCAGTGCTAGAACCTGTTACGCCTGCCGTTGCTACTGTTGCCAACGTGCCTGCTGCAATGACGTTTCCAGTGCCGTCAAAGGTTGGCGAGGTATAGGCCAGGTCGCCCGTGATTTCAATTGTCCTGCCTGTTGCCAAGGCGGTGGCTGTGCTGGAGTTGCCGGTCAATGCTGCTGTGACAGTACCCGCTGTAAAGTTACCACTGGCGTCCCGAGCAACAATTGCGTTTGCAGTGTTTGCTGATGCCGCCGTAGTAGCTGAGTTGCTGACTTTTGATGCGGTGGATATGGTTGCTAGCTTGGTATCGTCAATGGCGGCAGATGCGTTTATGTCTGCGTTGACAATTACGCCAGCGGCAATTGCAGTTGCGTTGCCAATTGAGGTTACATCGCCCGTCAGATTTGCATTGGTAGTGACATTGCTTGCGGTAAAAGACGTTGCTGTGCCGGTGATATTTGTGCCTATCAACGCAGTTGGTGTGCCTAAATCTGGCGTAACTAAAGTTGGTGAGGTGTCAACAACAAACTTTGTCCCTGTGCCTGTTTGACTTGCAATTGATGTGACATTTCCGACTGACGTTATTGGCCCCGTCAGATTGGCGTTAGTTGAATTATTGCCATCAAGTTTTTGAATTGCTTGCAGGATTGAATCTGTGGCTGAAACTGTGCCTGCGCCAGAAATGTAGCCCGTCAATACCTTTGCAATCACAGGTGCATTGGTCAGCGTGGTTGCATTGCCAATTGACGTAATGTCGCCCGTCAAGTTTGCATTTGTAGTGACGTTGCCAGCAGTCAAACCAGCCGCTGTGCCGGTGACGTTTGTCATTACGCCTGATGCCGGTGTTCCAAGTGCTGGGGTAACAAGTGTCGGGCTGGTTGCAAATACGGCAGCACCTGTGCCTGTCTCATCCGTCAATGCAGCCGCTAGATTGGCGCTAGAAGGCGTTGCAAGGAATGTGGCTATGCCTGTGCCTAACCCGCTGATGCCGGTCGCTACGGGCAATCCTGTGGTGTTGGTGAGGGTTCCTGACGCTGGCGTGCCAAGCACGGGCGTGACCAAGGTCGGGGAAGTTGATAGGACTGTGTTTCCAGTGCCTGTGCTTGTTGCCACCCCGGTGCCGCCATTGACAACAGGCAACACGCCAGTGATGTCGGCGGTAGATAAACTGATGGCATCCCAGGATGAATTGGTGCCGTCTGTTTGAAGGTACTTGTTGGCCTGGCTTGCTTGAGCCGGTAGCAACGCATTAAGGCCAGAGTTAGCCGTTGTCTGTCCAGTACCGCCGTTGACAATTGGCAACGTACCAGTAATGTCAGCAGTAGAAATATCTAGTGCGTCCCATGCAGAATTGGTGCCGTCTGTTTTAAGATATTTGCCAGATGCCGATGCTTGACTTGGGGCCAAAGCATTGAATCCTGCATTTGCTGTGGTTTGACCAGTACCGCCCAGATTAACTGGCACTGTCAACAGGCTGATGGTTGACCCAGAAATATTGATTGGCGTGGTTGCGTTGTATTGAATAACGCCCACAGGCCCAACCGTTTGGGTCGTGCCGTTGGTGTAAGTGATAAGCAGGTAATTTGCTTGGTTAATGACAACCAGTTGCACGCTTGCAATCCCAACACCCGCTACACCACGATCTAAACTGACAGTGACATTGTTGCCGTCTACGACAGTAACTTGCATATTTGCCATGATTGTTCCCCTTAAATTTTAATAATGCCATCTGACCGTACCAAGAACATCAAAAAGATGATGCTGTCATCGGCAGGCGTTGGCGAGTTTGCAGGGAATGAAATCTTGATGCGCCCAGAAAAGCACACTGGATTGTTAACGTCAATGCCTAATTCGGCATCGGTTGTCAGCAGCCCCCAGGTAGCATCGTTGATCGTGACAGTAAATGAGCCTGCCGCTGTGACAATGTTGCTGACGGTCAATGCGACTGCCGTGGGCGCCGGTGAAAAATCGCCAATGTCAAACACTAAACCATTGCGAGTGTCAATTAAATTTGTGACAGTGCGCCGTAGGATTTGTGCGTTGATGGTAACGCCAGTAAGGTCTACGGGTTGCTGGACGCCTGCTGAATCCGCTGCTGTTAGCGTCAGGTTCCAGTAAGTTTGCTGGTTGTAAACCAACTCGCCAGCGATAACGGGATTGTCAAACCCCGATACCTGCGAGATTGTATTCTTTGCGAATTTTGCCAAGATGTTTCCCCTAACTCGGGTAATGACGCTCCCCGCTGACTCGCAGGGCTACGATTCTTGTCTTATGACTTCATAATATAGCACAGTGCGTAGTACGGTGGCAAGTTAGCGTTAGTGCCGCTGCTGCCTGTAGCGGTGTTTGTGCCGCCAGCAACCACTGATGATGTATTGCTTGTGCCGTTGTACCAGGCGTTAGCATTTGAACCATCTGCCAAACCGTTGCCAGCGCCGCCAACTGTGTGATCGTGAGCAGTGCCTGTAAAAGTGTGCGTGTGAGTGACAACAATTGCATTGGCAGAACCGCCACTGGCAGCAACCGCATACGTTAACCCTGCACCAACAATAAATCTATCTCGCAAATCGGGTGTGGTCAAAGAACTAGGCGTAATTTGTCCATTGCACAAATACCAACCTGTTGGTATGCTTGCAGTTGAACCATACCAAAGAATAATGCCGCCTGCTGGCACTGCGTATGCTGATGCTGCAACGTCTAAATTAGTCCTGGCATTGGCTGCTGTAGTTGCTCCTGTGCCGCCATTGGCAATGGGCACTGCACCGACTAGGCCATCCGTGGCATCAAGCTGGCCCGAGGTGTTGAGGTTGTTGGCTAGTTGCCCTAAATTAAAGGCTTGGGTCATTATGCTGCTCCATCTCTTGCAAATGTTTGTTGATTTAGCAAAGTAAAATTATTTGGGATTGCAGTGACTAGGTTGTAATTCACTTGGCTGGCAGTGTAGTCGTAAGTTTTAGCAAGAATAACCCCGTTGGCGTAGACTTCCATTGCAAGTGGATTGCTGGCAAATGTGTAAGTTTGTGCGCCGTTAACTGAATACGCCACGCTGTTGGTCACGTTGCTGGCTGGCACGCCATAATTGTTTGGCGCGTAAAGAATGATTGTTATTTTGCCTGTTACTGCGCTTGGAAATCCAACAATTGCAGGGCCATCTAAATCGTAATCAACCTCGCTGAATTGCACGCCGTTGACGTAGATTGATTCAAACCCGTTTTGAATTGTAATTGTGGTTGGCGTGTAAGTTGTTACCGCTGTAACGTCTGCGCTGTATCTTGACCACGGGCGATAAGTTGATGACGCTGCTCTGTATCGGTAAACGCTAGCACCATTTAAATTGCCACCTTGATTTGGGCTAAATTCAACAATACTAATGCCGGGATAAAACGCTGTAACCGTGTACTGCGTTGGTGTTCCTACATTTGTAAATGTAAGGATATCTCCTACTACTATATTTTGATAGGGTTGATTGGCATACTCAACATAATTTACGCCGTTGTCAACAACAAATAAGCCTAAATCTTCAAAATAAATTGATGTGCTAACTGCCCTCATGTTTATGATGATGACGGTATCGTTTACTGTACACGCTGTTCCTAAGACTACGGTTGTGCTTGTCTCGGTGTATTCTGTTGTATCAAGCAGCAAGCCATTCTTGAATACTAAAACATCACCAACAATGTGCGTCACAGAAAATGTTGTTTGCGCTGCTGTGGCTTGGAATGTTGATTCGGTGTAATAGAAATTGTCAGGAGAAGTAAACCCGACCACTCGCCCAAACACATCAATTGTCAATGTAGCGGCTGCAAAACTTTTAGAATAAACGCCTGCACCAAAGTTTAAAAATGGATGTAACTTAACTACCATTGCTCCGCTGGTGTCATTTGTTACTGAAACAATGCCATCTGTTATATAAATTCCTGTCGTCCCGACTGAGGTTAATTGCCCTGTTCGTGCATCTAAATCAATGCTGTTAGTACCATCTTCCAAACCTAGCCATAATGTGCTGTCATACACCGCGGTATCGGTTGGCACAAACAATGGGCCTAAATTTAAAAATGATGCAGCACCAACTGCAAAACTGAATTTGCGATTGCCACGGTTTACGTAAAGCAAATATAAATTTGTTGAGAAATTGGAGGATGCTAAATACCAGGTGTAATCAGATGCGTTAGGACTGCCGGTCGTGCTGGGCGTGTTTTGCAGGCCGTAGTACGCTTTGTTTCTTGGGTTGGTAGTAAAGCCTGTACCCACCAGATCATTGCCGTAGCGCACATTGATGTAACGCTCTGTGTATTGAAAAGTTGTTGGACGCCATTGCAAGACTGTTGAGGCTACAGAATATGCGCTGGTTGCAATCCCGTTTACCAATCGGGCAAACAGATACCAATTACCGCCTGGCAGTGTTGCCGATATAGTTGGCAGCGATTGATTTGGTGAGATTGGTACGCCGTTGCTTGGAACTTGCGTAAACCCGAGCAGGTATAGCTGACCTGGTGTTGGGCTGGCAAATGCTGAGTACCATATCTCTGCAACGGTTACAAAACTTGCTGTGCCAACGTAAGGTTGAACCGTAATGGTCGGCACTGCTGCTGATGGGTAACTGGCGGTGACTGTCGGCGCAGGCACTACACCAAAGAATGACGGGTCTGTGATTTGCGTATTTGGTGCTGGGCTGTACTGGACTATCGTGGCGTTGTCGTAAACAGCAGCGTTGTATTCGTTAAGTTCTAGACTTGCGCCCAGGTTGCCGTCAGGTAGCGATACCTCGCTGACCTTCATTACCCGAAACAGTTTGGCGCTCCAGCCGTAACTGGTGTTTGTGATGGATACCACATCGCCAGCATCTAGCTGGATGGCTGGATAAGCTGCATTGATGCCGACAATCAAATCTTCTCTAGCCTGCTCCAGCACTCTGTTTGCCAAGTAGCTGACTTGAACAGACTCGTTTATTAAATCAAAATTGCATGAAAATTTATTAATTGGTTCGTTAGCGTACAGCAGATTGGCAGGGGTTTCAAGATACACCAAATCTCGCTGGTCACGGTTTAACTTGTTGGGGAATTGCGCTTCAATTTGATTGATCGAACTTGTGATATCTGTCAGGCTAACTTTTATGTCGCCGATAATGTTGGTGTCGTCAAAAGCGTATGCGGTGCTTTCCGCTTTGTTAATCACGATTGACCACTGCCCTGACGCAGCGTTATAGGCGTTCCAAGAATCGCAGGCTAGCATGATGCGGTCAATGTTGGCAAGGACATTTTGCCCTGTATCCAACACGCCGTTGATGCGGTATCTGGCTTGGGTTGCAGGGTTGCCGTTGCTGTCGGTAAACGTAATTGTTTCGTCGGCGTAGGTGTTGAGCGCAGTTGCGGATGCGGTGTTAATCAAGCCTGCTGCCATGCCGCCGCCGTAGACTTCATTGCCTAAATAGTCTGCCCACACATCGCCAGGTTTGGCTGCGCCAGTGCCGTTTAGATTTTGAGTAACATTAAATGTAATGGCTTGTAGATTTGTTGTACCTGCGTCTTGGTTGTAGTTTAGCTTTACGATTGCAAACGCCAAGCCATTCATTTGTCTAACAGCAGCAGGCCAGCGTTCCGCTGCAATAATGTCTGCGCCGCCCATTGCGGTATTTGGTGCGCTGCCCGTAATGGTAGTAATGGCACCTGCATCGGTTGAAGTGTACAAATTGATGTAAAGATAGCCGCTGATTTTTGTGTCTACATTTCCAGCGCCGTCTGTCAGGCTGACTACTTTGGTCAAGTCTGACGCATCAAAAGTAACTAAGCGGTCGCCGTAGTAAAACTTAGTGCGATCAAAAGTAAATTGCCCATTAGGGCTAATGCTGCTGATTGCCAGCACGTAGTACATTGATTGCTGGTCAATCGTCAGCACAGCATCCACAAATGTGCCGCCCATATAGGCGTTGCCGTATGCGATTGGCAGGCTGTTGGTGGTGTTAGGTGCTACCTGTTGTCTAACGCCCTGGTCAACGGGTTTATTTGCTGTTGGGTCATTCGGGGCAAATATTCTACCGACAACATAACTGACGGCAAAGTTAACCGCAAAGGTTGATATTGCTACAGCAGTAGCCCCGCCTCCTAATAACGCTGCTCCATACGCAATAATTGTTGCAACCATTTAATGCACTCGAAAGAATGTTGCTTGCATTGGTGCGTAGCCTCGTTTGGTGTAATCGATCCAAGTATTGTTAGCCATCACAGCGGTTACAGCTACATCAATGCGTCCATCGTCAATTAAATCTGTAGCCAGGCGGTCAAATTCCTTCCAGAGCCTGCCGCCTACTGTCCCATTTCTATGCTCTGGCTTGACCCACCAAGCCAGTTCGTGCAGTTCGTAAACCTCTGGGCACCAGACATTAGTGGTAATAAGCGCAGCAATAAACCCTCGGGATTCATTGTCAATCAACACAAAGCCACGCCCTGCCATCATCTGCGTCATCAAGTTGGCAACGTGCGCCTCGTCATGCGCTGCTGCTGCTTGTAATGCTGGCACAGGCGTCTGCGTGCTGTAGTCCCGCATCATTTGCAGCAACTCAGGCATATCGTGTTTGTTGGCTTCACGAATCATGCGCTATCCCTGCCGGTATCAGTTGTTTGAGCGTTTGAAGTGTTGCTGCTGACAGTTGCAGACTGTGGTGGTTTGCCAAAGTCAAAATAAGTGGCTGCAATCGCTGGAACACGGTTCATGCTAGTGTCGCTAGGGTAGATAAAGTTCCACGCCTTGGGAGTCGTTTTGATGCCCTGGATGCGGTTCTCTAAGATGGTACGGAAACTAGCGCAGGTAATGCCTACTGTTGCAATGCGTGTTCTTAGCTGATCGTTAAAATCTTCAGTGATTGAGCAATTGCTGACGATGCCAGAGTAGCGTTTAAAAAACTGTTGGCTAGGGCTGGTGATAATCTGATTGTTGCTGTCCAAGAATCCACGCCATACGTCAATGTTGCTGCCCTTAATGTTGGCGGCAAGCACTACGGCAATGTTGGTGCCGTCTACGCCTGTGAGCGAAATTGCTAGGTCGGCGCTGTTGGCTTTAATGTTTCTGTCAATTGCGCTGATATTTAACAAGCTGCCCAGGTTGGTAAACGTCATGCTGTCTACGGTAATTGCTGCTGCTGCATTGCAAAAGTAATAGGTTGCCGTGCTGGTGATTAGCCGGATAAATTCAGCCTGGATGATGGA